TAGTTGATTTTCAAATAAGACACTGGAATAATCTTGATCAAGATTTTTGGTCTAAGTATGGTATCAGTTCAAAAACATTAAGTAAATATAATGTAGCACCTTTAGAATTCTTTAACATGAGTAAGGATAATTTAGATGGTACAAGTACTAAACTAATTACACAACGTAATTATTTGTATGGCTATTTTAGAAATGATGGTAGTCTCTATAAAATTTATCTTCCTAAAACACCTGATCAGAAATTTGTGAAAGTAGCTAATTATGTACAGGGAAGTGAGCAATTAATTGGTAAAGATTATTTAATTATCTTATCTTCCTTAAAAGATTTAATGGCTTTTAATAGATTATCCTTACCTAATATTGAAGCAATTGCTCCAGATAGTGAAAATAGTATGATTGCAGAAAGTGCTCTACAGAAACTTATTGATATACATCATTATAAAAAATTAATAGTGTTATTTGATAATGATGAATCCGGGATGAAAGCAATGATAAGATATAAAACTAGATATCATCTAGATTATATTGAGTTACCTCTTGAAAAGGATTTATCAGATTCAGTTAAAAAATATGGAGCTGAAGAAATTAGAAAAATATTATTAAAACTAATTAAAGAAATATTATGAGTTGGATATATAAAGGTAAAGAATTTGATGATATATGTATTCCACAAGATCATGTAGGATTTATTTACATAATGACTGCTATTATTGATGGTAAGTCAGTTACATATATTGGTAAGAAGAACTTTTTTGCTAATATTAAAAGACCTATGGGTAAAAAAGCTCTAGCAATGAGTACAGATAAACGATTAAAAAAATATATAAGAGAATTAAAACCAGCCTTTATGAATTATTATAGTAGTAATGCTGTATTAAAACAAGCTCATAAAGATGGTGTATTGATTAAAAGAGAAATACTACACATTTGTAAAACACAAACAGAATTAACTTATCAAGAAGTAAAGCATCAATTTAAATATGAGGTGCTAGAGAAAGAAGAATTCCTAAATGGAAATATATTAGGAAGATTTTATAAAATTAAATAATTATGAGTAATAATATTTTACCTTATTCCATAAGACTAAGAGTTGACAGTGTTGTACATTCTAGACAAATTCAAGAAACGTTATTTGCATTAGGATATAAATGGAAAAATAAAGATAGTCTAACTATACAATATATTAATTTACCTTTTTTATGTGCACATCCGACAGGTTATATAAAATACATTGATGACGAAGATTATTATAATGGTTTAGATTATACAGAAGTAAGTTTATATGATCTATCTAATTCATTTTATGGTATATCTAACACTATAAATTTTGATAAAATAAAAATTGATATTGCAGACCTTACAAATATTATAAATACATGAAAAAAACAATAATTGAAATTGATGAAGCACGTAATTTATTAGACATGCTTAAATCAAAAGATGAAGAAAATCATACTATGGCTTTTTTAGCTATTGAAAATTGTAATATAAAAGATTCAATAATTCTTTTATATATAGTATATAAATTTTCTAATTTAGATCAGGCACTTTGGAAAAATAATTGCCCTAAATTAGTTAAAGAATTAATAAATAAAAATTTCATAGATGTATTACCAGATGATGCTTTTCAAGCACCTACTATGAATGCTGTATTTAACAGAATTATCAGAGTTAAGGCTCCACAAGATATTATGGTATTCTTTTTAGAATTACATAATAATTATTTATTATCTATTATGAAAGCTTGGGGATATGATACATATAAATTTGAAGTAAATATAAAATTAAATTAAATGAAGCATAAAGAAGAATCCTTAGCTAAAATAAGTAAAACCTTAATTTTAGCTGAACCCTTTTATGGTTTCTTATTGATAATGTTAAATAAAATATGGAGCAATAAACTTGTTCCAACTGCTGGTGTAAGTAAAAATGGTATAAATTACCAGTTAGCTATAAATCCTGAATTTTGGGAAAACCTATCTAATGAACATAGATATGGTGTACTTAAGCATGAGCTTAATTAGGGCTCCTTATATAGTAATGTATATGTAAAACGTCTTAAATTGCGGGAACTGCCTAAAGCTTTATCTACCAAGTATGCATAGTAATATAGTATATGGCCAGAGTAACTATCTGGGTATGGTAAAAATGATAAAGATGTCCGAATGGCAAATCCGCAGCCAAATTTCTTAGTTATATAATTTATTTTTGGTATATTGTAGTATAAATACTTACATATATGAAAACAGAAATAGAACAAAAAGTAATTGATTATTATATTACTGATAAATTATCAGGTAAAAAGATTGCAAGTTTATTACAAATAAATGTAAAAACTGTATTTGCAATTTTAAAAAGAAATAATGTAAAATCAAGAACTTTGTCTGAATCAGCAATGAAATACACTTGTCAAGATGACTTTTTTAATGTTATAAACACAGAGAAAAAAGCTTATTGGTTAGGAGTATTGTTTGCAGATGGGAATATTACAAAAAAAGCAAGTAACTCTGGACAAATTATTTTTTCATCAAAAGATAAAGAATGGGTAGACCTATTTTTATCAGATATTGGATCAAATAATTCTTCAAATTGTGAATATCAAAAAGTATTTAAAAAATATATATGGAAAGCTCAGATAACTTCTGCGCAAATGTATAATAATTTAAATAATTTAGGATGTACACCAGCTAAAACTAAAACAATTAAAATACCTATGTTAAATGATGAGTTAATTCATCATTTTATTAGAGGTTACTTTGATGGTGATGGTACAGTTGGTGTTTATAAAAATCTAACAAGTAATGACTGGAAAATTTTAAAATCCGGTTTTTGTTCAGGTTCACAAGAATTTATTATAGACTTATTGAAAATATTACCAGTAAAAAATAAAACTATTAAACAAGTTAAGAATTGTTATATAACACAACATTCTTTACATGATAGTCTTAATTTATTTGAATATATGTATAAAAATTATACTAGATGTTTAGATAGAAAAAGACAAGTTTTTATTAATTACTTAGACACATATAAACCAAGAAAGAGGTTCAACGACTACAATAGACCATCCCAATAGGGATGAAGGTATAGTCTGATCTCATGTGAAAGCATGAGTTAACAAAATGCTTGCATATTGCTTTTTTTCATCTTACTCAACATCATAACTATTCTGATAGAAAGCTAGCTAACATTGCTATGGATATGGAAATAAACCAATACATAGATGATGAACACTTACCTACTAAAGAATTAAGTAAAGAAGAATATGATGCTATAGTAGATCCTATTAAAGATAAGATTACAAAGGCAAAAGAAAAAGATGATGTAACACTTGAAGAAATCAGGGCTTTAGTAGATACTATACCTATGAGAGGTATATTTATTAAAGATTATCCGGATTTAAATCTAGATATGAAAGCAGGTAGTAGATACTATTATGATAAACTACGAGAAGCTAAAGAAAAGAAAGAAAAAACAGGTGGTAGTGGAGATTTAAACTTTGATGCATTATGTGATGATATGGGTTCTGATGATCCTAACTTATGGAATCATACTACATGGGAGGAGTTTGATAATTTATCTGAAGCTGAAAAGAAATTAATTGATAAGCAAGTAGATACTTTACTTAAGCATGCAGCTGATATGACTCAAAAGAAAAGAGGTACTATACCTGGAGAATTAGAAGCTTACTTATTAAGTTTAGAACAAATTGAAAAAGCTAAATTTGATTGGAAAGGGTATATCAGAAGATTTACCGGTGTATCTACTAAAGTATATACTAAAAAGGTAAGAAGAAAAGAAAATAAAAGATTTTCAGATAATCCGGGCTTAAAACTTAAAATGAAACAACATATGTTACTAGCAATAGATACATCAGGTTCTGTAAGTGATGAAGAATTAAAAGAATTTATGAATGAAATTCATCATATTTACAAAACTGGAGTTGATATTACTATAATTCAATGTGATGCAGCTATACAAAGTATAAAAGAATATAAAGGTAAATTTGATGGCATCCATATAGGAGGCAGAGGAGGTACAGCATTTGATCCAGTATTAGAATA